CGATGGTGTCGGAAATGTAGCCGTAGGTCGCGGAGTTGTTCAGGCAGAAGACTTCGGGGTTGAGGACCGCACTGCGGCCGTCCGTGAAAAATGGGTCCGTTTGCATGTTGCCAGCGGGTGCGTGTCAAATCGCGGAGGCACGGCGGGGAGGATTGCCCACGGAATACACGGAAGACACGGAAGCCGGAGAAGGAGAGCCCGCGAATCACGCGAAGGGGCGCGAATTTGTTTGAGCGCAGGGCGCACGGGTGCAAAGGGTGGCGCCATGCCGATCCTCAACGCTCGCCCGCCTTTAGTCGCAGACGCTCCCGCGCTGACGTTTGAAACCGCTCTTTCCACGCTGATCGCTCAAAAATGGACCGTGGTATCGGAAGGGCCGAGCGGGGCGCAGTTGATCGGCGAGAAGAAGATGACTCGGCAGACGAGGCTGGCGCTGATCGTGGGCGCGGTGCTCGTCTTGGCGGCGGGGATCGGGCTGATCGTGATGGCGTTTGCGCTCATCGATTACTGGATGACAAAACCGCCGACGCATTTTCTGAGCCGCGCGCAGCCGAGCCTGCCGGCGTAGGCTCACTCCATGCACCCAGACGGGCGGCTTTTGGTCTTGATCCTGCGGGGGCTGGGCTGGCTCGCGCGGCGGATCGCGGCGGGGATCAGGCGACCGTCGGCCAAGCGGTTGAGCGGATCTCAAATTTCACGCGCCAGCGGACGCGGGCGGTGTTGACCTCGCGGGCTTCCTCGGGGCGCTCGTCGGGCTCGATCGGCAGCAGCTCCTGCACGTCGAGATGGGGCAGAAGCGCCGGCGTGAAGGGCTCCAGGTGCTCCATGAAGAGGGTGTGCGCCGTGGTGCTGAGGCGGTCGAGCTCGCGCACGTGGTCTTCGGTGAGGTAGGCGGTGCCGGTCTTCTGCTCGGTCTCGTAGGGCACGGTGAAGAGGACGACGAGCGTGCCGGTAAATTGGGAATATTCCTCGTAGCGCCCGCCGCCGAGGGCGACGCGGGTTTTGCGGCCCGTGGCGGCGCCGCGCTGAAAATCCACGGCGGAGAAATTGCGCGGCTGCTGCTGGTCGCCCTCGCCCGGCCCGAGAGCGGTGATGCCGCCGGCATCGAGGATCTGGCGCGCGGCCTTCACAAACTGCGTGCGGAAATCGAAGAGCGCGGCATAGGCGGCGCGGCGGGTGGGGGTGAGGATGTAGGTGCTCATAAAATACTCAGGCTGAGTCGTCGCCGCCCATCATGCCAGCGGGTACGAGGGCGGACCAGTTGCGGGTGGCGATGGCGTTGTCTTGGGCTTTTTTGAAGACTATGTAATCGATCTCCCGCTCCATGGCGGCTTTTTGATATTGCAGGGCAAACATGATGCGCTTGGAGAGTGCGCCGCGCACGGCGGCCGGGACGCCGGTGGCAAAGTTCTCGGCGGTGACGTGCATCCGCGCGGTAAAGAAATCGAGAGTCACACGGCCGGCGCCGCCACCGTGGCGGCTGATCCACTGCTGCACCGGGACATCGAGCGCAGCCGCGGCGGCTTGCCAGCCCGAGGCGAGCACGCCTACGCGGGAGTTTTTGGCGGCGATGATGGCCTTGACCTTGCGGACATCGACGAACGCCTTGGCTCCGCGGTTGAGGCGGATGCCGATATCGCCGCCGCGGGCGACGATGCGAGAGCGGAGGGTGGCGGCGACATCGGGGAAGCGTTCCTTGGTGGGGACGTAGACGGGCTTTCCGATCTTGCGGCCGAAGACGGTCGTGATCTTGCGCCGGCCCTTAAGTTTCACGGGGGCGAGGACGCTATCGATCTGTTTCTCGATCTTGCGCCGACCTTGGCGGTAGGCGGCGGCGCCGGTGGTCTCGGCCGAGGCGGGCGGGGTGATCGAGATGACGCGACGGGTGACGCCCTTGGCGGCGCGCTTGATCGTGGAGGCCAAGGTGCGACCCATCACCTCGGCGTAGCGCTCGAGCGTGGGTGTGATCCGATCCTGCACAAGTGACAACGAGCCTTCCATGGCGGTTTTTTAGTTGTCCAGGCGGAAGCAGGTGGCGACGTGCTCAAAGCCGGCGGCGGAGCGGACGAGCTGGAAGCACCGCCAGCGGGTGCCGACCTCGTCGGCTTGCTCGGCGCTGGCGATGGTCCACTCGGCGCCGATGCTGGGGACGAAGTTGCCGGTGGCCTTAAAGTTGAACGTGGCGAGCGTGCGCTCGACGTAGCCGGTGCCCATCTCGGCGGGGGTGCGGGTGGGCTTGCTGCCGCTCTTGGCGACGGCGACCGCGATCCCGCCGGCGACCGTGACGGTGCAGGGCCAGATGTGGGCGCGCACCCGGGCGGCGATTGAGGCGAAGCGGTTGACGGCGGCGGCGTTCATGGATCAGGCGGCCATCGCGGTCTGCGTGGCAAGGGCGCGGGCCATCGCGGGGCTCGGGCGCAGGGCGTAGACGATCGTGGTGCGGTCCACGCCGTAGCTCTTGGCGATGAGGTAGGGCTTGTCGCCGCGGCGGGCGCGCTCGTGGATCGCCAGCAGATCGGCGTCGCTGAGATGGGTGCGGGCTTGGCGCTTGCTCTGCGTGCCGCGGCCAAACTCGCCGCCAAAGCCGCCGTTGAAATGCGTGACCGATTGGCCGCGCGATTTGAGGAAAAAGGCAAAGCCGCGCTCGACATCGCCGCGGCCGATGAAGCGGCCTTGGCCATCGACGCCGGGGGCTTGGGCTTTGCGATACGCGAGATACCGGGAATGGCTGGGCGCGGGCGTGGGCTCGGCGATGCGGTTGAACACATCGGCCCGGCGGGGGCGGGCGACGTTGCGGGAGGCGTGGGGAGCGGGAGCGGACAGGTTGGATTTCATCGGAGGGGCGGCGGAGTCAAAACGGAGGGCTCACGGATGACGCGGAGGGGCGCGGAGGCCGGAGCCGAAATTGCCCACGGAACACACGGAACACACGGAAGGCGGAAAAAGAAAACCCCGCACCGGGAGCGACTCCGGTGCGGGGGTTGAACTCCCTGCAAGTGTACGGCAGAACAAGCCGGGCTTTCCGGCAAGGCACGGAAATCTTTTCAGTCGGGCGATTAGCCTTGGAGGATCGCCATGTGCTCGGGCTTGATGACCTTGTAGCCCCACGCGAGGCCGATTTCGAAGACCGTCATCCGGTAGCCGGGATACACGGCGAGCTCGAAGCTGAGGCCGGAAACCGGATCGGTGATGACTTCGCGCATCTCGGCCAGATCCTTGTTGACCGGCGCTGCGGGCAGGCGGGTCGCGAGGACGAGGGCGTTGCGGCTGAGGGCGATGTTGCGGGCCGAGGTGGCCTGCACCGTGATGGCGCGGGTGGCGACACCCTGGGCGACGCGCAGGCCGGGAGCGGCCAGCGTGATCGTATCACCCGAGGCCGGATTGGCGCCGGCGAAGGCGACCGAGGCGACCACGTAGCGGTTGGTGTCGCCGGCGAAGCTGATGATGTCGCCGGCGGCGACGACGCCCGTGCCGGCCGTGGCCAGCGGGATGACGGTCTGGCCGACCGTGAAGGCGGCGCTCGTAGAGGTGGCGGAGGCCATCGCGCCCGCGGTCGGGGTGATGACTTGGGCCGACTCGCGGAACTTGAAGCCGTTCACATCGAGGATCATGCCTTGACGGGTCATGTCGCCGTTGAGGCTGGTGTTGGCGTTGAGCGGGTTGTTGAGCAGCGTGCGGAGCGAGGCGCCGGCAGAGGTGTTGACGATGATGCTGCGGTCGGAACCGGGAGCGCCGTTGTCGTCGAGGATCTTTTTGAGCTGGGCGGCCTCGCCGAGGTTGGTGCCGAAGGGCGCGGTGCCGGCGGTGCCGATGCCGCGGGAAGCGCCGAGCGAGGCGGCGGTGGCGAGGTCGAGCTCGATCTCGTTGACGGCGGCGCGAAGGGCCTGCGCGATCTGGTCTTGCTGGATCGTGAGGTAGCCGGGGCCCTTGCTGGCCGAGAGCTGTTCCTCGCCGGACCACGAGAACGGGAAGGCTTTCACCTTTGAGATCGTGATGGCCTGGTTGCCGATCGTCTGGTTGGTCTCGAGCGGGAACGCCATCGCGGGCGTGATGTTGCGGCTGGAGACGTTGACCGGAGTCACTTGGCTGCGGAGGGTCTGGTTGAGGGCGACTTGATCAACGCTGGAGTCGCGGAGGACAGAGGGGATGAAGCCGACGAGTTCGCGGCTGACGACGTCGAGCGCTTTGTAAGCGTCGGGGATGAGGTTGGTGAGTGTGACGGCCATGACGGATGTGGTTTAGGAGGAGGAGTGGTGAACTGAGCGGGTGGTGAAAATTTTTTTGGCGCTTAGACGATGCGGCCGCCGTTGACGGAGAATTTCATCTTCTCGTCGTTGCTGAGGGCGGAGAATTCGGCGGCGGAGAGGGTTTTTTCTGCGGCCGCATCGGGCGCGGTGACGGGCGGGAGCGCAGCGGTGGGGACGCCCATCGAGGCGACTTGGTCGATGGCGGCGGCGTTGATCTTCTCGGCGAGGATCGTGTGGAGCGCGGCGGAATCTTTGCCGGCGAGGTCGGCGAGTTGCAGGCCGAAGAAGGCGGAGAACGTCGAGAGCTGGGCGGAGGCAGCGGCGAACTGCGCGCCGGCGGCGAAGAGTTGCGCGTTGGCGGCGGCGAGCTGCGTGTCGCGCTCGGCGAGCTGGGCGCGGGCGGCGACCAATTCGGCGCCGGTGGTGGCACCCGTGCGGAGATTGGCGAGGAAGCCGCGGAGCGTAGGAGCGGCGGCGGCGGGGACGGGAGCCGGCGCGGCGGGAGCAACGGGGGCGGCGGTCTCGGGGGCGGTGGCAGGAGTGCTCATGGTTGCCAGCGGCGCGGTGTCAAAACGGCGCGGGGCGGAGGTGCCCACGGAATACACGGAACACACGGAAAACTAATCGAGCAGGGCGAGGAGGCGGGCGTTGCGGGCGCGGACGGTGAGAGCGTAGGGGATCACGCGGGCGCGGCCGGCGAGGCGCGGCGGGGCGGAGCGCAGCGCCCCGCGGCCGTAGCGCGGCGGGAGGAACCAGCGGAAGAAACGGGCGAAGCCGCCGCCTGGGCGCGGCGCAGAGAGCACCCGGCCGGTGCCGGAGAGCTGGGCGGGCGATTGGGTGAGCAGCCGGCGGAGCGTTTCGCCGCCGAGCGCACCCAGCCAATTGCCGAGCCACGTGCCGACCCAGTTGCCGAGCCAGTTCACGTGGGGTCGACGGTGACGGCGGTGCGGTTGCCCGAGCCGTCGAGCGTGGCGGTGAGCCGGGCCTTGGAATCGGCGAGATCGCGGAAGGTCGCGGTGGCGGTGCCGAAGCCGGAGGATTTGCCGGCGGCCAGCGCGGCGAGCAGGCGGACCAGCTGCTCGGCGGTGTAGCCGTGCTCGATGACTTCGGACCACACGGCGCGGGCGAGGGACTCGGGCGAGAGCGCGGTAAAGCTCGAGCTCTCGCCGGACATCGCGAGCAGGCCCTTGAGATCGGCGGTGCCGGAGACCGAGAGCACGCCCGCGCCGGCGACGGGCACGATCATACTCAGGCCGGCCGTGGGCGTGAGCGTCCAGGTCGCCTCGCCGCCGAGGCCGATCGTGAGGGAGAGCACGGCGTCGGCCGTGGTGAGGGTGAGCGTGGCCTCGCCGCTGAGGGCGATGACGAGGGAGAGACTAGCGCCGGACTCGGCGAGGGTGAGCGTGGCCGCGCCGCTGATGGGTGCGCCTGCGATGAGGGCGGCGGCGGCGGTGAGCGCGGAATCGGCGGTGCTATTGCCGGCCGACATCGCCCCACCGACGAGCGGCGCGAGGATGCACGCGCGGCTC